TTTATGGGTATGGGAAGGAGTTGATTATAGTAAGTCTTATATGGTAGTAGCGGATGTTGCTAGAGGAGATGCAACTGACTATTCTGCATTTCATATTTTCGATATTGAGAGTTGTACACAAGTTGCTGAGTATAAAGGTAAAATATCTCCAGGTGACTTTGGTCAAATGCTTGTCGGAATAGCTTCAGAATACAACGAAGCATTATTAGTTATTGAAAACGCTAATATTGGATGGGCTACTATAGAAAAAGTATTAGAAAGAGAGTATAGAAATCTATATTACTCACCTAAAAACCATCTAGACACTGTAGAATCATATATGTCTAAATGGGAAAGAGATCAATTAGTACCTGGCTTTACAATGTCAGCTAGAACTAGACCTTTAGTAATTGCTAAGATGATCGAATATTTAAGAGAACATTCAGTTACCTTACAATCTAAAAGGGTGATGAGTGAAATGAGAGTTTTTATCTGGAAGAACGGTAAAGCTCAAGCTCAAGAAAGATATAATGATGATTTAATAATATCATGTGCTACAGCTTTATACGTTAGAGATACAGCATTAAGATTAAGACAACAAGGTATGGATTTAGCAAGAGCTCAACTATCTTCTTTCACGACATTAAATGCTAGAAACAACGCAATCATTCAAAATGTTGGTAGTCAGAGAGAAAATCCTTATATTATAAAGACAGCTAATGGCGAAGAAGACATAAGTTGGTTATTAAAGTAGACTATTTATATATATTAAACTAATACCGGAATGGCGGACACTTCATTATTTGGCAGACTAAGACGACTATTTTCTAACGACGTTATTATACGTAACGTTGGAGGAGATGAACTAAAAGTTGCAGATGTCAACTCAATACAAAAGACAGGGAAATTCCAAACAAACTCTCTGATCGATAGATTCAATAGGCTGTACATGTACAATAACCGTAATGTGTACAATCCTAATCTAAATTACCAAACTCTAAGAGTACAACTTTACTCTGATTATGAAGCAATGGATACAGATTCCATTATAGCTTCAGCACTAGATATAGTAGCAGATGAAGCAACAGTCAAAAATGATTCAGGAGAAGTTTTATCTATAAGATCATCTGATGAAAATATACAAAGAGTTTTATACAATCTTTTCTATGACGTATTAAATATAGAATTTAATTTATGGTCATGGACACGTAATATGCTTAAATACGGAGACTTTTTCTTAAAGCTAGAAGTAGCAGAGAAGTTCGGAGTATATAACGTGTTACCTTACACAGTTTACAATATCATTAGACATGAAGGATATGATGCAGAGAATCCTAGTGAAGTAAAATTTGAATTAGAGATGGACGGTATAGCTGCAGCAGCAGATCCAAGCTATGCTAAGAAACCTAACAAAACAAATATAGTATTTGATAATTATGAGGTAGCTCACTTTAGATTACTTTCAGATGTATCGTACCTACCTTACGGTCGTTCTTATTTAGAACCTGCAAGAAAAATATTTAAACAAACTAACTTAATGGAAGATGCGATGTTAATTCATCGTATAATGAGAGCACCTGAGAAGAGAATGTTCTATATTAATGTTGGTTCTATTCCACCTAACGAGGTTGATCAATTCATGCAAAAGACAATTAATGCTATGAAAAAGACACCGTACTTAGGTCAAGACGGGAATTACAATTTAAAGTTTAATATTCAAAATATGATGGAAGATTTTTATCTTCCTGTAAGAGGAGGAGATACTTCTACTAGAATAGATACAACAAAGGGGTTAGATTATGACGGTACAAATGATGTTCAATACTTACAAGCTAAGTTATTTGCTGCATTAAAGATTCCAAAAGCATACTTTGGATACGAAGGTGATTTATCAGGTAAAGCTACTCTAGCAGCAGAAGATATTAGATTTGCTAGAACAGTAGAAAGAGTTCAAAAGATATTAGAATCAGAACTTACTAAGATTGCTTTAATACATTTATATACTCAAGGATTTACAGGAGAAAGTTTAACTAACTTTGAAATTAACTTATCAACTCCTTCTGTAATATTTGAACAAGAAAAGGTAGCACTACTAAAAGAAAAGGTAGACTTAGCTGCTCAAATGACAGACACTAAGTTATTTTCAACTGACTATATTTACGAAAAAATATTTGATATGTCAGAAGATGCTTATATGGAGATGAGAGACTTAGTAAGAGAAGATACTAAAAGATCATTTAGAAATGCTCAAATAGAAGCAGAAGGTAACGATCCTGCTAAGTCTGGAATGACTTACGGTACACCACATGATTTAGCTTCTATGTACGGTAGACGTTCAGTATCAACACCAAAAGGTGGATCACCAGGAGAAGTACCTCAAGGTTACTCTGAACTGGAACCACCAAAAGATCAAGCATGGGGTCAGCCAGGCCCAGAAGGAGGTAGACCACAGGAAAAAGCTTCAGTTTACGGTACTCAAGAAGATCCAATGGGAGGTAGAGACCCTTTAGGAGTACATGGTATGAAAGGTGGCTTTCCATCAGATAATGAAAACGTAGCAGAGAATTTATCTACCAATACAGTATACTTACAAAATAAAGATATGCTTAAAAATATAGTTTTTACAAAGAAACCTGATGATACTTCAGAATTGCTTAATGAAGACAACATAAAAGATTTAGGTAATTAATGTATATTTATAAATGTAAACGTGTACAATGAAGATTAAACATTCTAAATACCGCAATACCGGTCTTATCTTTGAATTGCTTGTTAAACAAATAGCAGCTGACACTCTTAATAAGAAAGAGTCTCCTGCTATCGATATTTTAAGAAAGCATTTTACTGGTAAAACTTCTTTAGTAAGAGAATTTAAATTATATGAATTCATTCTAAAGAATAAAGGTGTCGGCCAATATAAAGCAGAAACTATACTTTCAACTATTACAGAAATATCTAGAAAGTTAAATAGAAACACTCTTAAAGAGCAAAAGTATTCATTAATATCCGACATTAAAAAGGGATATGATATAAATGAATTCTTCTCTATACAGGTAACTGACTATAAAGCATTAGCTTCATTATACTGTTTACTAGAAGCACAAACTAACAACGATCTAATAGACCCTAATTTATTAGTAAATTTTAGATCAACTCTTCTTGAACACCTAACAACGGAAATTCAAGACAAAAAAGAAGTTAAAGATACATTAATCGAAGAATATAGTAAGTACGATAAAGATTTAAAATTACTTACTTTTAAAATATTACTAGAAAAATTTAACGATAAGTATAAAGACCTGTTACCACAACAGAAAAACATACTTAAAGAATTTATCACTTCAGTTAACTCTCAGACACGTTTACGCACATTAGTCAATGAGGAACTAAGTAATATTAAAAACGAAGTATCTAAATTAGCATCTAGAGTAAAAGATGAAGTAGTTAAGATTAAATTAGATGAGGTAACTAAATCTATTGTTACATTAAGTAATAAAGAAAAGATTAAAGACAACCACCTTATTAATTTAATGCAATACTACGACTTAGTGAATGAGTTAAATGCTCTTTAATGAAAAGATCAGAACTTACGTCATTAGTTAGAGAAGTAATGCAAGAGTTAGATGAAGCTAACACCACTAATGTTGGTGGAGCATCATTTTCACCTGGTCAAGGAGCACAGTATGCATCACCTAATTTTTTAGGTAAAGCTACTAAAGCTAAGAAGACATTAAAAAAAATTGGATTTAAACAGGTCAGTCGTCCTAAACGACCATCAAATACTAAACTGGTTGACTACTTATGAAAACAGTAACAGAAAAATATAGAGCTATAAAATCAGGTCAGATTACTGAAGCTGAATTTGTTAGACAGATGAGATTAACACACCCAGAACACATTACTCAGTTTAATGGGTTTGCTGATACCATTCAAATACTTAAGAATAAAGGATTACTTTTTGAAGAAAAAGAATACGTAACTGTCAACTTATCAGATGATTCTATTAGAAGAGGTTTAAGATATGAACTTCAAGCTATGAATCTAGATCCAGCAGGAAAAGTAACATCTGAAGAATTAGATAAAGCTAAGAAAAAAGCTACTGCTAATATCAATAAAGATCCACTACACTATTATAACCTATTATCTGGAGAGTCTTCTAAAGTAGATAAACATGATAAAGAAGTTGAAGTTAAGAAAGGAAATCATAAAGATACTCATAACGGACTTAAAAAAGCAGACCTTAAAGAAGAAGTTATTGCTGAAGGTACTAGAGCATTAGTAGGATATTTAGCTGGTGATAGATTAACTACAGCATATAATCATTATGACGGTTATCCTTCTCATTTAGGTAAAGCATTAGAGATGCACTACAATAATGATGAAGCTGCTAAAGACTTAGCACTTAAAGGATATATCTCATCTATGGATGCTGATACTGGAGAAATCAAATCCACTCATAATGACCCACCTGGTAAGATAAAACTATCAGAAGATGAAGAAGAAATGGCAAGAGAGATTGCTGAAGAAATCGATGGTATAGGAGGTGATTATGGCTATATCTGGGATGATAGATCTAACAGATGGATTACTATTAAGAACACAGGTATTCGTTCTATGATTGACCAAGTTATTGCTAAGATGGGTGACTATGCAGATGTACAAGAAGCTGACTTAGAAGAGACAGAAGAAGAATACTTAGCTAAAAAAGATGCTGCTATCAAACAAGCAATGGGTAAAGATGTAGAAGAAGTAATAGAATTACCTACATTAAAAGAAACTTTAGGTGGAATTGTTGCTTTTCTTAAATCTAAAGGAGCAGGAAATGATTCTATAAAAGACTTTATTAAGATGCATAAAGACGATATCCAAGGTATGGATATGGATTCTGTTGAAGATGAATTTAACAACTTTTTATCAGTTAATACAGATTATGTAGACGAAACAGACGCTTACGATAATGACGAAGAAACTCAAGACATGATCGATAAGATGAGAAAAGATGGTAAAGATTCAGAAGACTTTATAGACGAAAAGAAAGGAAAAGATCACGACAAAGATGGAGACATCGATGGAGATGATTATATGGCTTCTAAAGACAAAGCTATCAAAAAAGCAATGGGTAAAGATAAAGCTGTTAAAGAAAATTTAAAAGCTATCATTACTAAAGTATTAGAAGAAGATCAAATCAATGAAGCTGCTACTAACGTATTAGCTGCTTTTGGAGATGATTATGCAGGCTTTGATGGTATGAAATCAGCTATTAATGCATTAGAAAATATAGTAACTGACATAGAGCAGTACTATGACAAAACAAGAGCTAAGATTCAAAAGGTATATGATACATTAGGTGAGATTAGAAATGAAGAAGGTTTAAAAGTAGGAGGCTTTTTAGCACCTGCAGTTGAACAAGCATTCAATAGAGATCTTAGACCAGTTA